TCAAAGCCCAACACGCCAGTGCCCATCATGCCGTTCTTGAATTGCTTGCTGATAGTGTCTGTAGGATTGAACAGACCTTTCATGCCTTCAACCAAGCCAGCGTTAGCAGCAGGGTTCACGGTAGCGTAACGTGGGGACATCACAGCTGCGTTCTCGTTCAGCTTCTGCTGGGCTTGCAACAAGACCAAAGAAGTAGAAGGAGTGGTGCCAGGTGTACCAACGGAGTTACCGATGTATTTGTACGCATTGGCCACGTCAGCATCAACGGAAGATGCCAATTGGCTGATACGAGGCTTCAACACACGCTCTGCGAAGTCGTCCAATTGCATGGTCAATTCAGCAGATGTGAAGTTGACACCGATGTGCTTTTGGCTGGCAACGGTCAAAGTGGTGAACTGCTCGTTGTCGTCTTGAACTTGCAAGGCGGCGCCGTCAGTTACCAAAGCGCGGTCGGGTAAACGAATACGCAGTGTAGAACCAATCTTAGCACCTTCAACAGCAAAGCTGTCATCGTACTGGCGGTTCACGTTACGGGTGATCACAAGGTTGTTCTCGAGGATTTCGAGAGCTTTTCTTGTGATCATGTCGATCGTCAGAATACTGTTTGACATTTTAAAAGTCCTTTAAAAAAATTAGCGGGTCTGCGATTGCAGCTTCTTAATCTGCCTTGCACGTTCAGCTTCAATCCACTGGGATGCCGTCATGCTCTTGATAGAGCGAGGATCCGTCGTGTCCAAAGTTGTCGCTCCTGCGGAGCGTGCAGTAACAGGAGAAATCGGCGCTGGCGCAGATGTTGTTTTCTTGACTGGGGGCGCGTCAGCCAATTTGGCCTCAATTTTCCCAATCTCTTTCGCCTGACCGAGTGGCGTCATACGCGAGATACGATCTGCTTCTTTAGGGTTTGAGCCAAGGTAGTACGCTAACTCAGGCCCAATGTCCGAAGACTGGATCGTTTCAGCCATCACGTTTGTGATCGGCAGTTTGGGGTTGTAAGCGACTTGTTCAAAGTCATCGTACTTGTCCCGTGCTTGCTCTTCACGCTCTTGATAGCTTTCGAGAACGGCTGATTGCTGCTTGGCTGCTTCACGTTTAGCGATCAGTTCTTCGGCTTTCTGGTAGGCCATTGCTTCTGCATAGGCTTCAGGAGACTCGAACTGGTCAACGTTGGCAGTTGGTGCAGCTTTCACGATTTGCGTTTCCGCAGACCGATTTGCTTGCTCTCTTTCCCACTTACGTTGCTCTCTTGCGAGGCGTTTGCCGATCATCGCGTCAATTTCAGCCTGGGAGTATTTTTTCTCCTCGACCTGATCAACTTGGTTCTCAGCGACTTCCGGCGTACTTTCAGCAACTTCAGGTGTGGCCGTCACATCCATCGTTGGCGCGGAGTCTACTTCCGCTAGGGCTTGGACTTCTTCAGTCATGTTTTCTGAATCCTAAGATTCCTCGGTGAACCTCGCCGATACGGTTGTTTTCAGCATTATGCTGGAATTTGTGCCCATGGTAAAGCAGGCTCAGATTCTTTTTGAGCCAACTGGCGTGCGATCTGGCCAGCTACTTGTGCTTCGCCTTCAGTTTGAAGATGCTTGGTAAGTGTTTGCTCTACTTTTTCATCGTCAAGCCAAGTAAAAATTTCAGGCTCAAAACACCAAGCTAAAACTTGTTGCTCGGTTAATTGCTCGTAAGGAATAAAAGTATCGCCACGAACTAATTTTCGGATAAAAGCGGCAGAGGCTGAGTTGTTGCCATCAGTGCCTGTGACTGTCAAATCAACTTTGACAACCAAGTTATCTTCAGCAACTGTAATTTTATTAATTGTCCATTTGTATTCCATGATTGCTCCTTAAAAAATTATGTTCCGTATCCAACCATTACTTCGCATTGAATATCAATGGTTGCTGCTGGAGTTAGACTAGAAGAAATAACTTGAACACTAATAGTGTCGCCAGCATTAAAACGCATTGTGTCTGAATTGTCGTTTGAAAAACTAGCCAATTGTTGATAGCTGTCAGTCACATCTTTTAGTGGCAAAGAGTTAGCGCCTATTACAGCCCTAATTCGCAATGAGTTGCTACCACTTGTCACTGGTGTTGACAACTTACAAGTAATGCCAAGATACATACCATCAGCAAGTGCTTTGGAAACACTTGTAGGTGTCATTGAAACATCAGCAGTATTAGCAACAGCGGTAATCGTAAAAGGAATTGATTGTGTAGTGCGAACAGTTCTTCGTATGTTGGTGAGTGTTTCTAGTGAATTGCCAGCAAAGTTAATGGCATCACCAGATAAAGGATTCGTGCTACTCGTTCTAACAAGATTGTTTGTGGCAAGAATTCGACCGCCATTTGTAGTTGACCAAGCAGCGCTAAAATTTTCAAAAGAACAATTAATTATTTGAACAGTGCTGTTATCCGCTTGAACAACTGTTGGAATTGTATTGCTGTTGTTGCCAATGATATGGCTGTTAGACACAATAATATTTCGACATTGTGATTCAATCAAAAACGTGGCGTTAGTTCCATTGGCATTGTATTGATTGACATTGTTAAAGGTGCAATTAGTAGATGCCCACACATTGACTGGAACGCCCCTGTCAAAAGCATCGTTATTAATGCGTTTTACTTTTAATCCATCAACGTACAAAGAATTACAAATTGCAGAAATAACGCAAACACTAGAGCAATCAATAAAAGTGCAATTTTCAATGCGTCCAAACAGACTGTAATTGCAATAAAACCCTGCGGTTGTTAAATCAACCATTTTGATGGTTAAGTCACGAACAACGCCTGTCCAAGGATAGTTTAGCTTTCTGATCTGCGGGCTTTGCGTGTATGCCCAATCATAAGGAATATTGAACTCAAGCCCAACATCGCCATTCGCAGCATTAATGGCTCGTACAACGTTTATACTATTAGCGTAAGGCAATGTAATGTCAAAAGGATTGATACCCCAAGAAACGTACACATAGTCACCAGCGTTAAAATTTAATGCGTCAGCGGCTGTAACTGTCGAAATTGTTTTGGTATACGAGCCAGAGCCAACATCACACGCATACGATGTGCCAAGGCTTTCTGGATCGCATAAAAATGCAGAGTTGTTTGCGCCAGCAACAGACTTGTAAATTGTTGAGCCGTTGCCGTAAATATTGACATTACCTTTTAGCTTTAATGTCGATGATCCAATGTTATATGTTGCACCATTCTCAAGCCAAATAGAGCCGCCAGTTTGATAGATTGAATCAATTGCCGCTTGCAGAGCAACTGCATCATTTGTTGTTCCATCGCCTGTCGCACCAAAGTCTGCTGGATTGACAGCCGCCCCATCAATCATTGAAAAAGTTGCTTTAGTCAAAGCCATGATTTTCCTTAAGAAGTGATGTAGGTTAACGACATGGCAATCGTAACTGCCGCACCAACACTTGTATCTGTAATTTGTGTTTCAACACCAAGCGAACTTACAGTAAAAAACAAAAGTGATGATTGACCGCTGTATGTGTAGGCTGAGATTGGGCCTGTATTTGTAATGCCCACAGTTCTAGGCACAACAGACGCATACCCTGCGGCAGTAAAAGGCAAATTAATCAAGGATAAATTTCCTGTTCCTGCGCCTTTAGCAGATGTGTCAATAAGTAAATTAAGAGTTACAAGTCTGCCCACTCGCGTATAAGTTGCAATTCTGGCGTTATAAGTAAATGTGTCGCCACCAGTTGCAAAACTCAAGCGAGGATCAAATGTGCCTTCCTCATACCAATTGAGCAACTGGCTCGTCATTCCCGCTGCGGGGGTGTTGGCGGTGAAGTTGACACCTTTGGCTGCTGTGCCTTGGATTAGGTTGCCAGTTAACGCCGTAATATTACCAACGCTGTCTACTTTTAGTGCGTCAACTGGTGTTCCAAAATCGCCGTTTGTAGCAATAAGGACATCAGTAGCTCCACCGCCACCGCTTGTGTTGACGGCTTTGATGTACGCAACACGGTTGGTGTTGCCGCTTGTCATTAAGTCAATACGAACGCCTGCGTTCAAATTCGAAGATGTGTTTTGGATTAACACATTTCTTGTCGTTGCGCCAGAAGAAGTGGTAGCAACTTCCACTGTACCGACCGTTGAATCCGAAGTGCCTGCTACAACTCTAGACGCGGCTACTGTTCTTCCGGCGGTCAAATCGGACACTGCAACTTTAACTGTTGCGCCACTTTGAACAATTGGCAAAACCTCAGTACCCGCCAATGGCGTGGTAGCGGCGGTTAGTGCGGAAATCTTTTTATCTGCCATGATTTATCCTTAAAGGTTAGCCAGCGCAGCCCATGATCCGGCTGTGGTGACTTGAGCGTTTGTAACAGAAGTGCCAGCGTTTGCAGCCAACGTAATAGTTGTTCCCGATACGTTGGTGATTGTGGTGCGTAAGTTTGCGCCAGCAGCTCCTGCGCCAACAACCGTGATGCCCATACCGATTGCCAAAGCAAAAGGTGCAGACCCTGCTGATGCAACTGTCAAACTATTGCTGCCAGAATTAACAGTGCCAGTAGTTTGAAAAGACCCTGCCGTGCAAGTCCATCCAAGAGGCTGACCCGATGCGGGCGGGTAGCGTTTCACAATGTCGGTCGGAACATACCAACCCAACACAGGAATCAATGTGCCGTATCGTGTTTTGTCAGCAGACACACCCGCAGCACGGTTAAACACCGTCAAGTTCGCGTCGTTGCTGATAAGGCCTACTGCGTACACACCAAACGATTTTATTTTCAATGCCGCCGTTCCAGATGTAAACATGACATCAATGCTTTTTACATCGCTGGTCACGGTAAACATAATGCTGAAATTGTTGTCACCACCAGTTGCATACGACTGAGTTGTGGCGTTGTACGTCAAGGTTAAACCACTTGTACCTTTAGCATACGTTGGAGAACTGCCGGTCAAAACTGCACCGTTTGCGTCATAGCATCGAACAGCAACTCGACCACCAAAATTTGATACAGCATCAACGCAAGCAAGAAATTGTTTTTGCTGAACCGTATCTACGGAAATGCCTACTCCGCGCCCGCTTGTGGTTTCAATGTAATCTTTGTTGTCAATTTGCCAACCACCAAGGTAATTGTACGCAACTGCATCGCCAGTCGAATATAGATCGCAACCAGGAACCATAATTTCGGTGGCGTTGTATTGTGTGGCGATGCGACCAAGATTACCGCTGTTCCAACCTTTACGAACATTAAGTTTGTGAGCAATTGCTGGGCCGCTAATGTCAACATTTGGTAATGACGATAGGTCATTTACAACTACAGCACCATACGATGCCTCAAAAATGTTGCCACTAGAGGCATTTGAAATCAAAACATTTGCGCTGCTATTGGTTGTTCCTGCCGCTTCAGTTCGCCATGATCTAAAAATGTTTTGTATGCCGTGTTGAATCCAAATGCCGTAAGCAACAGCGCCGCCAGTCAAATTTGAAGCCGAAATTTCTGTGGAAAACCCATAAAAACTGTTAGCGTTATTATCTACATAATTGCCATCAACACTGCCAATTACAACACCATACCGAGATATCCCAAGGTTGACCGCTGAATCAACAACATATCGGCCACCAAAAGTGTAATTTTCATTGCATACGCCGGCAGCGTTTCCTTTAGAAGAATACAACGCGCCAATTTTGTTGTCGTAAATTAAACCGTGGAAAATTGTGTTGTAGTACGCGCCTTGATCCCAACCAAGATAACGCACACCAACCGTAAATTGTTGTGCCAATTCAATATTAATTTGGCAAGTGTTAGGGTTAATTAGCGAAACACCAATGTAATCTTCACTTGCCCAAGTTGGCGCGTTTGCAGCGCGAACACGAATTACAAAAGTGCAATTCGACATATATTCGCCAGCAGCACCAAATTCTAAAACTGCACGATCTTGAGGGCCGTTGTAAACAACAGTGCCAAGCATTGTAATGTTGCGGTTGTTGCGCTGGTCTAAAGATTGGCCAGTTGCGCCCATTGTCACCGTGTCAGTGATAAGGTATTCGCCTTCTGGAAAAACAATATCTAATCCTGAGTTCAACGCCGTTTGAACCGCCACGGTGTCATTTGCCACGCCATCACCTACGGCTCCAAAATCCATCACGCTGACAGTCTGACGTAATTTGGCTTGCACATTGGTTGTGACCGCGCCAGTGCCAGCGGGTGTGTAAGACACCTGAGAAGCGTCTACTGCGCCAGCACCTTGTTGCTGAGTCGTGGTGAACTTAACTTCAGCACCAACATGCAAACCAGACACAAAGGTCACAGTGTCGCTGTCAGTCTCGGTGTACGCATATTGAGCGCCAGGGCCGTATTGATTCACGCCATCGACAAATACAGACAAACTGTTTGTGCCGGGCTGATAGCTGATCGACAAATTAAACACCGTCTGACCAGCAGTGGCAGTCACAATCTGTTGTTGATTGGTGTAAGCCACTGAATTGGAATTGATACCGGCGATGTTGTCGTAAGTAGCAATCAACACATCATTTGAGTCTTTCAAAACAAACTTGTAAAGAACGCCGTCAGTCAACCAAATCTCACCACTGCCAGACACACGTCCAGCAGCATCTAAAACGATAGGGTTAGTCCAAGCAGTTGTGCCTTGTGACGAAGTGTAAGCCGTTGCAGGCGTAGTAGTCCCTGCAAGGTATGTAAACAACTTGCCGCCAGTCAGAACTGCGCCGGTATTTGTGAAGAACTGGGCCGCAACGCCGCCCACGGGAGAGAGATTGACGGCCATTTAGGTCACTCCAAAAGAATTTGCCCACCGTCCTCTTGGACGAGGTTGTCGCCAGATTCGGTGAGAAGGTTGCCCACGGAGCCGCCACTGTCGCGTGTGCCTGTAAACAGCGTAGCAATGCCGCCAAGCCCAAGACCTAGCGCATTGCGAAGGGCGACACCGAAGCTCATTGCTTGTTGATGGGTTTGCAGTAGATCACGCCGTCATCCGCAATGCGGATGGCACTGACTCGGAAAGGAGCGCCAGTGCCCATGATCACATAGAACGGAATTGGGGTAAATGCAGGGATCGGGGTGCTGGCTGTCGTGGCCACAGCACCTGGGCCAACTTCCACATAGCAAGGGGTTGTAGACCAGATCACCACACCTTCGGGGCCGGGGTTCCAGTCAGCAGTATTAGCAGCAGTGCCGGTGTACGAAGCTGTGCGACCGGGAAAGTCGGTCTTTGATAGGGGGTTGAGAAGTTCCATCATGGTTCCTTATGCGAGGAATTTAAGTTTGTACAAAGTCCGGAGATATACCTCAACGATATTATCTATCAATTGTTGCAGTGATGAGTCTGATTTATCACACACATCGTATCTTGCGGCTTCAATTTCAGCAAGTGAATCTTGCAGGAATTCAATGATATTAGCCGTCTTTTTAGCCGAATGCAGGGTGATGGGGCCAATCAGACCGTAGCGGCCTTGGTAGGCTTCAGCAAAGTCGTCAGCCGCACCAATGATGCGGTTGTAGAAGATGTTGAGCGCTTCGTGCTTGCTAAAACTGCGGGTGTTCAGGTGAACACTGTGCGCAACGTCACGGGCTAGGAACAGCAAGCCTAAAAATTCATTCGCTTTCATTGTGGCATTCCTTGTGGGGGCATCATTTGTTCTGGTGGCATTTCTTCCTGCGGAGGCAGCATCTCAGGCATCTGGTTCATCATGCTCTGCGACTCCATGGCCGCAGCAACCACGCCCATGGCGATGTCTTGGATCTGCTCTTCGGTCATACCGGCCTGCACCGCAGCAATGCGCTTGGTTTCGGCATCATAAAGTTTGATCTGAGCCTCAAAGTCCTTGCGCTCCAAGTCCTGCATCTCGATTGATTTGCCGACATTCTGAATCATCTGGTGCATCTGCTCCATCTCAGCGCCCATGGCCTGAATCTGTTGTTGAGCCGCCTGCAATGCCGGATCTTCGTCACCATCCGACAAGAACTTGGGATCAATGGTCTTGGCAAAGCGCTTGGACATTTCCTGTGCGCCAGGCCAGTCCATGTTCTTAACGAACAAGTCACCGGCCACTTGCCACAGTTGGGGATTACCCTGAAACAGCTGCGCCATTGCTTCCAGCGCCTCTTGGCGCTTGGTTGCGTAGCCTGGGCCAGTCGTGGCCACCACATCGTACTTGCCCACACCTGGGTTGTAGATCTTCTCGATCACAATACCGTGCTCTTCCACAATCTTGTTGACGGGTTGAGGCTGGTCAGGGTTGATCTTGACCATCTTAGTCTCGCCGTCTTCACCAATGATGCGAGCAATGCGCTGTGTGTCGTAAATCTTGGGGATCAAGTCCACCAACTGACGAGCCACATGGCGCACGGCACGGGTCAGGTTGTCACCATAGTGGTAAGTACCTACATCACCCTCACGCTGGCGAGCCAAAATGGCTTTGCCAGAGCGCTCGTTACCACCAATGCCAAGAGAAGCGTTATATTGGCCAGTTGTGGACTTAATGTCTTCAGATGCGCCTGCCTTGGCTTGCAAAAGGCCCGTAGAGGCCATTGGCGGCTGTGCACGCTGGGGTAGTGGCAGAACCGCGCCTTGGCCGTCTGTACGTCAGGATTGACCTCCAGATAAGGCCAGTTGTTTGTGTTGGCTGTCTTCCACTTGTCCTCATAGCCCTCAAACTGGCCACCATAGCCAATGAACGGAGCCTTGGGGGCCAGAGCCAGCATCTCAGCTTCTTGACTGACCCAGTAGTTGTACATGCGCTGGGCATCTTTGGCGTTTCGCACTAAGCCAGAGATGTAAATACGGCCATCAACCTCGAATTCGTTGCCAATCACACGGATTACAGGAATCCATTTGCCAGCCCATTCTTTTTGTTCAAGGATTTCATAGCCGTTGATCTTGCAATACATCACCCGTGGGCGCTCAGAGATGCGGCTTTTGATTGGCTTGCCGTAATATTCTTTGAGTTGATCGTCTTCGGGCGTGCCAGCAAATGCCGACTGGTTGCCAGGGTACAAATTCAGCTTGGTTTTGTCGTAGTCAATGTAGTAATAACTGGCAATACGCACCGTGTCTTCATTGAGCCAGTTGCTGATTGACTGGTCACCCACACCGAGGGACTGCAATGTAGAAATAGGCGCAGCATCTGGGTACTGGCGCTCATATTCTGCTTTTGTGAGGTCTTCGGTGATAAAGCAATACTTGGCATCCGCGCCCGTTGGGTCTTGGATCAGCGGATCCATGTAGACCGAGAAGCGGTTGCGAATACGGCCAATCTTAATGTCCTGATCGAATGTGTTCTCGTCGCAGTATTCGGTCATCAGGGTGATGTAGCCTTCGCCGTAGGACACCTGATTCTCGCAGGCCGTGTCGTATGCCACGTCAGCGTCAGAGATGTACTCAATGTGGCGAATCATGCCGTTGAAAATCTCAGCCACTTCCACGTCAGCGTTGTCATCGACTGGGATGACCTTTGCGCCTGGGCGGTTCTGACGCATGTCATTCGTCACTTGACGAACGTGTTGCGGCAGTTTGTTGATCGTTAATGTCGGGCGTGCGTTGATCGTTTGACCCTGCACCGCACCGCGAGTGGCCAATACGTCAGCAGGCCATTGCCAATGATTATCCGGACTTCCAGCGTAAAAACGTAGATCATCTATCTCATCTTCGCGACTTTCGGCTAATGCTGAAACCGCCATATCCAAACGAGCGCGTGCTACCGTCAAAATGTCAGACGCACTATTTTTTGGTTTGCCGCCAGCCGCTACATTGGCTGCCGCAATTATTCCTGTTTGATCAGCCATTGAAGGTGTTTCCTTTGCTCATGTTTTCACGCCCAGGCAAAATTTGCAAATTCCAAGGCACATGAAGACCAGATATAGACTTACCGCGCAATGGTACAACATGATCAACATGGTAATCAAGTCCTATTTTGCGCAAAGCGGAGCAATAAGTGTAAACGCTTTCTAACTCAAATAATTCACCAGAATTTAACCATTTTGGCATTCTGGCAGATTTAGCGTTTCGGTAATTTGTCGTCCATAAATTACGATCACCAGGGCGTTTAGCATTTTTAGTGCGTTGGTATTGAGCATGTTTTTCGGGGTTTCGTTTACCCCATTCAACAGCTTGAGCGCTATACCAAGCGCGATTTTTAGCTTTTGCTTTGTTTGCAGTAGCGTTTGCGCATTCACAACAAGTTTTGCTAGCAGTATAACGCTCCGATACATGACCATGTTTGCAGGCTACGCCAGTAAAATACCTTGGTAGGTTTTTAATTTGCGCGTCTGCACGAGAAATCATTTTTTCTTTGCAGTTTTGGCAGATTCTTTAAAGTCTTTGGCCGAAGGCGCTGCCTTTCTGCCAGGCTTGTTCATCTTTTCGCCAGAGCCAGCTTTGATGCGTGCTTGCTTTGCATGAATGTTGGCATAAAGCCCAGGTTTGGTAGCCATATCAACACTTCCATCGTTTAAGAGCTGCTTTAGCGCGTTCGCCATCTTTGGCGTTGGCCGCTACTGCGCCCATTCTTGCACAAAATGAATCCTTGCGCCCCTGATCTGCCTTAGTCTTGGGGTTAGGCGCTGGCGCCTTCAAGTTAGAACCCGTTGCGGCATTGTACTTAGCGCGGCCCTTCTCGGTCAAGCCAGCACCTTTGCTGACTGGCAACTTTTCACCGCGACCAACGCTTAGAGACACACTCTTTTTAGCCATTACGATCCCATCCAAGAAGTTGCAACCACGCCTCTGCCATTGTACGCTCGGCGCTGCGTGGATTCACGCGCCTCACGGTGGGCTACTGGGAAGGCAAAAGTGACGCAAATAGCGTCAGCCGCGTCAGGCGAGGCCAATCCGCGTGCCTTCATGTCCTTTTTCGACTCCAAAAAGATAGTCCCTTTGGAGTCGGGCTTCATCATAGGCGAAATTAAATCAGTTTTAAGAAACCTGTCAAGCGGGATTGAAGCAGTTTTCAGCCAATCCTTCATTTTGCCCCACATTTCGGCCCTTTTATTGCCATACATGACCGGATTTGCCGATTTATTGCCAAAGTTGACACCTTTGATTTTGTACCTTTGCTCTTTCAAACGGTCAACAATACCAGCCCCAAAGCCACCTTCGTCGATCACGACCAGTGCTGGCTTGTATTCCTCAATCGCCTCGATCACATGACCAACCACCGTCATAGTGTCGTCGCCTCTGTGGCGCTGAATGGCAATAATGTCCCGCCCTTGCCTGACAGCGATGACTGTTGCATCCGCGCCAAAGCGTGCGGGGTCAACGCCGATCACAATTGGGGCGCTGGCGTCCTGATATTTAGGCCGCTTCATCGCCTCATCTACCAGACTGGCTGATATGAACTGATCGTCGCCCTCGGACGGGAACTGACCGTAGACCTCGACGTGCGCTTGCGATGAGTCAGCGCCGTATTCGTCAATAATCTGCTGGTAGACCTGTTTGTCCGTCCCCTCGACCGTGCGGGCGTCAACTACTTTTGTAGTCCAGAACTCCC